CAACGCGATTACAGGATTTGAGGGCGAAGAGGTAGGGGACAGAACAATAGCTGAACTGACACGCGACGGAGCTTCTCAAGACCTTATAAACAAAGCAAAGAGGCAAAGAAACGCCAATAAAAGAATTGCAATAAAAGGAATGAAAGAAGCAGGGTGGTCTCAAGACAAGATAGATAAAACTTTAGATATGTTACAAGGCGAAAGTAATTTTGAAAATGTCTCTAGCAGAGTCCGAAGGCCTAACGGGGGAAAACCTTGGGGTAAATTAGGAGGAGCAGGCGTATGGCAAATTACCCGACCAACGTGGAATTATTATGATGAGAAAGTTTTTGGAAAAACGCTCCCTACCGATGATAGATTTGATGTTGAAAAAAATAACAAAATGGGAATGGCAATCTGGCAAGATAAATGGGATCTGGCAGGGGGGGATTATAGAAAAGCCCTTATGCTTTACAAAGGAGTGGGGTCCTTGGGCGGCGCTACTTTAAGAGATGTAGAAAAAACTATAAAAATAAACGATGCAAGAGGTTCTTCTGACTCCAATATTCCAAGAATTGAAAGAGGTTCAGGACAAGTAAGGGCTAATAGAACCAGCTCGTTAAATAATTATAATAATGCTTTTCTTGAAGTTATAGCAGCCAATACCAGTAAAAATAATGACGAAACAATATTTACGATAAGTGGAGGGTCTAATATTGCGTAATTCTAATACAAGAAAAATCGTGAATGGCTCTACATCATGCAGGGCTGTCATCGTTCATTATATAAACCAGCAAGATGAAAACGATTTTAAAACTGGCCTTGTTGAAATAGGGGGCAATAGTAGCCATAACTCATTACTCAATTTTAATTACCAAAAAGATATAAACTTCCCATACGGTCAGTTTAATCTTACATTAGCAAATGATAGAGATTATTCTCAACTTATATCTCCCGGAGATTGGATAGGAATATATTTAACCAACGGAGCCTCTGACGTTGCTAATCCTTCAGAAAGCTTAAGGTGTCTAGGAAACGTAGGAAGAGTGCAAAAAAAGATTTCTATAGCTAACGATGGAACAAAAACCACACTATGGCAGGTATCTGGAGCAGATTGGGGTAAGTTTTTTCACACTGTTCAGATAGTTGTCAATAGTCAGCTAGTGGAAGATCAAATTCAAAATATTAGCATTATATCTCAGAACAAATTACTTGAAGGATCGTCAAGTAATTTTATAGAAGCCTTCATAGAATATTTTCTTAAAAGTAAACCAGCCCCTTCAAATTTTGGCCTAGACGCCATTTATAAAAAAATAGTAATGGTCCCCGATAAGCTTTTATCATATTTTTTTGGAGAAGTAGATATCGATGAGCCTGATCTGTTTTATAACATATTAGGACAAAAAATAACTGATAATAGCGAATATGAAAAAGCATATAACTTTACCTTAAATACTCTAGTTCCTTTGTGGACAGTTTTAAAAACAGTAAGCAACAGAGTAGTTAATGAACTTTTTTTAGAAATGAGCTACGAAGAACAATCAATACCTTCAGCGGGAGTAGAAAGGCCAACAGTATTTCACAGGCCATACCCCTTTGCGCTACCCAATTGTGAAGTAGGTACTATATATAATAATCAATTTTTAGACTTAGACTGTGTACCCATTACCACAGCAGACGTTATAGAATCATCTTTAGGTGTAACCGATATTGAGCGTAAAAATTATTTTTTCATTAGATCTAATATGGTAGGATCTGGTTTAGGTGCTTCAATGGGAACAGTTCCTAGAACAAATGAATATTCATTACAAAGATATGGGCCTCATATTCTTTGGCCCAATACAGATATGGTAGATCACGGGGTAGGCGGTGTTGAAATTCTTAAGGTGTGGACTGAGATGCTTGAACATTGGTATTCAAAAAATCACTTATTTGAAAATGGAAACGTATTAATAAATGGAAATCCAGAAATTAGAGTTGGTAAAAGACTTGATATATCAGGTTTTTATCCAGATAAAGAATGGCATAACTCGTACTATATAGAGGGGTATACAGACCAATGGCAATTCCCCGGATTCTGGACGCAGTCCTTGAGAGTTACTAGGGGGATAGCGCATAAGGGATCAGAGTGGGGTTTTATTTATGATGTTAATTATGAACATAATCCAAAAGAAACCAGATCAGTTAAAAAACTAGGGACTAGTAGATAATGAAAGCTAATCTAAACGGAACAACATTACAATCGTCATTAAATATGACAGCCATGAATCCGAATGAGTTCATTCAACGCTCTGGAATTGTGATGTGTCGTATAGATGAAGTAGTATATACCGATGACTCAAGAAATACTACAGAAAAAACTAGCAATAAACAAATTCAGTACAATGCAACCATTTGTGAAGGAAAAGATCAAGGAGGACGAGTTTTTGGAGTATTAGACGGACAAACTTCTGGTGACGGTGGAAATAATAAGGTTAGAATCAGAAGAGCTACTAACAAAAAATATATAGGACCGAATGCTGACAAAATAGCAGGTAGTGACGGAGAATACGTGCTGGTTGCGTGGTTAGGAAACAACGGACAAGTCCCCATAATAATTGGAACCGTTTCACATCCTGATCATGACGACCCTGACAGCGCAGAAGGACTTATTTCTAGGGAAGAATACAACGGGATAAGGACCACCATAGACGCAGAAGGCAATTTTAGCATAGAAAAAATGGGCGGTCCTGTTAATAATAATAATGAATATACAGAAGAAAGCTCTGCTGGAGCATACATGAGAATAAGCGCTGACGGAAGCATTTCATTAAGCGACGGAAGCCAAACTTTTGATATAACAAAAGACGAAGGTATAGCGTATAACGGTCTTAAAATGGAAATAGAAATATCTGGAACCTATAAGTTAGAAGCAGCTCAGGTAGAAATCACTAGTCAGGCCCACACAGTAATAGATGGATCTATGGTGGCCGTAGGGGGATATGGCAAACTAGCTTCGGGCGTAGGAGATTTTGTGCTTACCAGCGGAAGAGACAGTGATGGAGATACATTCACAGCGATAGGACAGATAGTTACAGGCAGTGCTAAAGTATTGCTTGGGGGATAATCAGTGGCGATAGTATTAGCAACAACAGCAGATAGAAAAGCCGTTTCTAGAAGGCTAGTTAAGATTCCTATAGAAAACGAAGCCTACACTAATGGTTTAGGAGCTATAGAAGAAGCTAAAAATGCTTTTGAAGAAGTTGATGGTGCTAATAAAATTTTCACAGACCATTGGGAAGGCGTAACAAATAATTATTTAAACGAATATAAAATAATAGGCGGAGGTCAGTTTTTAACTTTTACAGAAGGAGATATAGATGATGGAGCAACAGAAGCTGCTGGAAACATTTTTTATCCAGACGATACAACAGTCTATGGTATGCCCATTAATCAATTTTTAACTCCATACATTAGCTGGTTTGTTAATGGCTATGCCGTAGGAGTCGAACCATCGTGTGAAGAACATAGAGCTAGAGACTTTGAAGGACTTGCAGATATGGCACTCAACGGTCTTTCTTCAGGAATAAACACAAAATTAGCCATCAACCCATATAGCGGTGGGGACGTAGTAGCTGTTTTAAGTGCGGCTGGAGTAACAAGCGATAGTTATGTATTGATCACTGGAATGGACGCTTCAGCTATTCCAAAACCAGTAGACTGTATAGTCTACGTAAGAAGTGTTAATACTGTTGCCAATACTTTATCTGTTAGATATATAGGAGGAGATACAGGGACGGGCGGAATACAGCCCGGTGCAGCGTCTGGAATAGTATCAGATACTTTTGGACCAATATGGAGTGACGTCGTTAGAAAAGATATTTGGGGGGCCGCACTGTACCCTCATTCTGCAGGCGCAGTTGGCGACTATATGACGACATATAGTACAGGAGCAGCGACATCTTGGAATACTTATTTAGGTCAAGAAAAAGGATTTTTAAACGCAAACGATGATGAAAGAACCACGAATGCAGCTGAAAACGTAACAGCCGTTTCTAATATAACGACCATGGAAAGTGAAATAGCTGATTGGGAATTATTCGCAGATACAGACGTCGGAGGTAACAGTAAATTTAATGACGTAGCTTTAGGAGCTTTCTTAACGGCTAGTTCTGTCAGAGTAGTTCAAAGAACTGCTAGAACGCTTCAAGTATTAGCCTCCATGGGTACTGTTGTAAGCGGGGCTGGTGGAACGTATACGGGAGTAGAAGGGGCAATATATGAAAGATACAAATGGCTAGAAAGACGAATAAATAGGCAGTTCGGATCTTTAAAAAAATGGTATGCACAAGATAAGGCAAAAGATTTTGTTAATAGTCTAATAGAATCTAATCAGAGCATTGCCGATTCGTATGAAGAAAAAATGTTAGCAACCAGATTAACATCAGATGGCGACGGAAGTAATATTGTATACGTAGAAGACGCAAGTATTTTTATTCCGTCAGAGTTTGCTTATATTATAGATGAAGTTCAAGATGAAATTTCTTTTGCGATTGTTAACGTAGACGTTAATAATAATTCTTTAACACTTAAAACGGCGGTTTCTAGCGATTATAAAACTTCTGAACTAGCTAGAATATATAAACTATTGTAAGGAAAACTAATGGGATGGACATCTAAATTTTATGGCGATACAGGAAGCGATTTCAGTGGGCTAGGAAAGTCGCTTGAAGGAGCTTTTAGTTTCGGAGCAGATTCTGGGAGAATAGGAACATACTATTGGGTTGATGAATTTCGTCAGTTTTTGTTTTCATATAGTGATGTAATGGCTAACAAGCGAAATTGGAAACTCAACCCCGGATATTCGTTTAAGGTAGTTGGTGGAAATACAAATGAAGTGTTCGCTCCTTTTGGAGAATTCAGACTTCCTATAAATCCATCAAACTTTAATCAGAATGAAGAATTTGCCATATCGTTCAAGCCAACCCAAAATGGAATGGTGGTTGAACATTCAGGTGCGATCTTTAAAGAAATTGTTCTATCAGGAACTACAGGACTTCAGCCTTCTTCTGGAAGACCTAGGTATGACGAACTGTTATCTACTACTGGTAATCCCATAAATAGGATGGGGCAACTGGGTTCATCTGCAGGGCTTATAGATTTAGTTACTAGCAATATAACGTCTTTCGGATCTAAGCAAACAGGTTTTACATGGGCGCATCTTCTTAGAAACTATATACGTGCATACGCCCAAACAAAAACGCTTCCCGGAACCAGCGGTCTGTCTTTAGTTTTTTGCAACAAAAAAGATGGCGAAGAATGGCAAGTAGAGCCTATAAGTATCGACATTTCAAGAAACGCAAGTGGGTCATTTCTTTATTACTATAGAATAGTATTAAGAGCGACAAAAAGAAATGTTCCTGAAATAAGTGATGGGCTATTTGACGATATAATAGATTATGTCAATAGAGTAGACGTAATAGTTGATAATGCTGTTACGCTAATAGAATCAGCGAACAACGTGCTCGCGGATAGCATAGGTTTGTTATATCAAATAGAAAGTGCGGTAACAGATAGGGTTATAACTCCTGCTACCAAATTATTTGACGCGCTTAATGGAATGAAAAAAACGGGAAAGATGTTTCCAGCCACTCAGAGAGAATGGATTTCAAATGTAAAAGATAATATTTCTGAGTTTGAAGATGTGTTTTATGATTTTATAGAAGAAAAAAGAAGTAACCAGCAAGAAATAACGCCTCAAGAGCTTAAAGTTATGAGCGCTCTTATAGATCTCAAAAGATCCGTTAATCAAATATTGGCGACTAACGCTCTTTTTGGATCTAGTATTTTAAACCCGCTAATCACTTCAACTACGGTTGACGATAAAGACAATTTTGCTATATTAAACACTTTAGCAAATGCCAGAAAAAGAGCAGCGAGCAAAGAAAAAATCGAAGAAGCCTTTGATGGGGGGCTTAGAATAGACGTACCTAGTTCAGTAGAATCTATGATCGTAGAAAAAGGAGATTCTCTAGAAGCTATATCACTTAGAGTTCTAGGCACGGCGAGTGAATGGATTGAAATAGCTTTAATAAATGATTTAGTATATCCATACATCGATGAAACTGAAGCATTAACAAACAGTAGAGTCAAAAAATCTGGGGACTCTTTGTTAGTTCCTTCTCAAAAGAATAACCCAATACTTAGGGTGGCAGCTGCTTCGAGAGAGAATTATATAACTAGTGGCATGAGTCCTGCTGAAAAGTTCATGGGAGTAGACATACAAATTAATGCAGACTATGATTTAATGTTAACCAACCTACAAGACTTCGATTTAGTAGCTGGAGTAGACAACGCAGCACAGGCCATTAATATTAGGCTTGCTTTAGAAAAAGGCTCATTAAGATATCATCCATATATAGGGGTAGATATTTCTATAGGCTCACGTAGTATTAAAACCGTTAATGAAATTGTAGATGGAATAAGAAATAGTATTCTTTCTGACGATAGATTTGAATCAATAACAGATGTAAAAGTAGCAAGGGTGAGTAACACTTTTGAATTGTCAATGTTAGTTAAGGTAGTATCTATAAATATGCCAGTTCCTTTAACCTTAAAGATATAAGGAAAAAACATGTATAAATTAAAAGCTTTTCCAGATATTTACAAAGATTTAGTAGCCAAGATTCTTTCAGAGACGCCTATTACAGACGTTAGAGCAGGCTCTATAATTTCAACCCTGTTGGAAGGTGTAGCTCAAGAAGATGCTCAACAGTACATAGCTATGCTAGACATCATTCAAAATTATAATCTAGATACTACATCTGGAGAAGATCTTGAAGAAAGAGCATTGGAATATGGACTCGAAAAATTAGACTCTTTTGCTTCTACTGGATATGTATCGTTTGGAGATTCAGCAATAACAAAAAGGCAAAGCTTAATATATGCCAACAGTCCTGCCCCCATTTCTGGACAGGTATATGTTGATGTAGAAACAGTTGATGATGTAGGCAGCTTTGCTACGTCTGGAACCATAATTGTAGGAAGAGGAACAGTTAACGCCGAAACAATAGCGTATAGTTCAATAACGGACAATACAGAATATCAAAGGTTTAACCTAAGTGCAGGATTCGTAAATGTTCACGCTACAGGCGAAACAGTTATTTACTCACAAGGAGGGGCTAGATCTATCCCCGTAGGTCAAGATGTTTATTTACCAGCTGGTGATTTATCTGCTGAAGTTCATTTTACAACTATAGAAGCTGCTGAAATTCTTGATGGAGAAGATACAGAATCAGACGTACTGGTAAGGTGTTCTTCAAACGGATCTTCGGGAAACGCACCGATTAATAGTATTACAGTTTTTTCTTCGCTGCCGTGGTCAACAGCAACGGTTACAAACGACGAATCATTCGTAAACGGAAGAGAGATAGAAACAGATCAAGAGCTAAGAGATAGAATTCGTAATACCGTACAAAGTCTCTCTAGAGGAACAGTTCTTTCTATACTAAGTAAAATAGCAAGGGTTCAAGACGATGACGGCATTAAGTCAGTAGTTTCTTCGACGTATAGAGAAGCAACGGTCTTAGACAAGTCTTCGTACATCTATATCGACGACGGTACAGGATTTGAACCTAGCCACAGCGCACAAGGATTTGAAACAGTTATTGACGAAGCTGCTGGGACCGAACAATTTTTACATTTAGATAATTTTCCATTACTCAAAGGATCTTTGACTACCCTTAATTCAGAACCGTATGCTCTTATTTCTGGATATGATTTAGAGATAGGTGTAGGCGGAGAAACAGAAACTATAATTTTTAGCAGTACCGCTTTTAAAGATATAACATCAGCGAGCGCGGAAGAAATTGCAGCACATATTAATGATTCTTCAACACTCGTAGAGGCCAGAACAACAGATACTAGATCTGGAGTGATGATTCAGGCCATAGTTCAAACCAACGAATTTGTCAAAATATTAAGTGGAACGGCCAATGCTATTTTAGGCTTTGAAGAAGATGTAGATTCTTATACTCTTAATCTTTATAAAAATGATGTTCTTTTATCAAAAGATGGATATCAAGCCTTTGTCGATTCTGGCTATGTTGAAACTTTTTCTCTGTCAGACGCTGATACTTTAACATTTCAGGTTGACGGAAATACAACAAATACCATGACAGTTACTTTTGAAGCTGTAGACCCTCTCGTGGTAGCAAACGGTGGAATAACAAATTTATCTTCTGCTGGAGTGGTTGCTATAATAAATGAACAAGCGGTAGGAGTAATTGCAAGCGTAACAGAAGATAGAAACGTAAGAATTTCTTCAATAAAAAGACCAGCAGAAGCTTCTTCTATACAAGTAACTGGAGGCTTGGCTAATACTCAATTCGGTTTCCCAACATTAACTTTGTATTCAGGGGCTCAAAAAGACTATGTGTTAAATAGATATAATGGTCAAATAGAACTTACTGATCCTCTCATAGAGGACGATAAAATAACCGCAGGGTCTTCACACACTAGAGCGTTTTTAACATGCGTAAGCGCAGAGCCATATGTAATAACTTCTGGAGAAACACTGGTTATAGACGTGGATGGCGGAGGAGACGTAACACATACTTTTTCTGCGACCGCAAGTCTTACGGTTGATCAAGTAATAGCTTTACTTAATGCTAGTTCTACTCTAAGAGGAATAACTGCCTATAGCAAGAACGTCAGCGGTTCTAATTATCTTTGTATTAGAACCAATACTTGGACAGAGTCGATAGGGTCTATTGAAGTGGACTCGTCTTCTACGGCAACAGCTCTTGATTTTACCGCAGATACTGTTAAAAACAATCAGGCCCCTAGTTATGGATCTGTAGAAACACAGACCTCTATAGGCGACTTTGTTATTGGAAGAGACATGAACCTTCTGATAATAGTAGATGATGATTCCGTCAATAATGCGACCACGTACTATCCTCAAGTAGAGGGTATAATCACAAGTGCAGATGACGCTTCTCATTTTTACGCATCAGGTCTTAGTACTTCTTATGCAGAGGATGATTTTTTTCAAGAATTTAAAATACAGTTTGACAACGCTACGACTACATCAAGTCTTAGGAATGCTATAAGGTACGTAAGTGAGTACGACTATTCAACTGGAAGAATAAACATAACCCCGTTGACGCCTCCTGATTTATCTAATTTTCCATGGGGGGCTTCGTCAATACTTTCACCCATTGTTCCTTTTACGGGATCTAGTGTTTTAACCGATGGAACATTTACAGTAGCGTCCAGTGTAGGGTTGTCTATAGGACAAGAAATAACATTACGTAATGGTGCAGGTTTACCTGAAGATCTTGAAGTTTACATAAGAAATATCTCAGGGACGGCCCCCACAGTAACTATTACAGTAGAGTCAAAAACTGATGTATTAGCCACAGATCCTGTTGTTGGAGATTCGTTTAAATTAATTCCAGTGACTCCTAAAAATAATGTAGATCTTTTAAACAATACTGCATTCATTTCATTGTCTAATTCGGCGGATATAGAATTAACAAACGGAGAAGACAAGTGGTCGATAACTTCACAAACTGCAGGAACAGACGGAAGTATTCAGATAACTGGAGGAACAGCTAATGCTCTTTCATATCCATTTAAGAGTGATGGAACAACAGTAGGTACGCTAACTCTAGACGTTGTTTCTGGATTATCCATAGGTCTTCCTGTAGTCTTGGCTGCAACAGGAGTTTCTTCTACAACGTCAACTGTCATAGGCAGTACATCGGGATCTTCAAGTCCCTACACAATAGTGATACATGACGTGCCCGATATTTCAGCATATACTACAGGCGCAGCGGCTACAATAGATTCTCCAGTTATAGCTTTCGCTACTAGTGGAACCGCTAATGGAACATTTACAGTAGACGATATCACTGGTCTTTATATTGGACAAGCCATTACAATATCTGATACTACCCCTGACTCCCTTAGTTGTTATATCAGAGACATTTCAGGAAACCGTCCTTTTACTATAACGGTTGAAAGCCCTCTTGATATCAGCAGTTTTACATTAGCCCTTAGCGCGTCTCTTTCAATAGATGATGGATTTGATTTTGACACTACTATATCTAAAGGCGTAGATGGATATAAATATTACACAGGCTTATTGCAGAAAGTACAGTGGTTAATAGACGCCAACGATAAAGACTATGTCAATTATCCCGGATATAAAGCTGCTGGAGTACAACTAGAAGTAGCAGCTCCAGTGATCAAGACCATGGAAATTAGTGTTGATGTTTCAACGGAACCTGCCATAACACTGGACTCGGTTTCTAACATGGTTAAGTCTGAAATATCTAGCTACATTAATGGGCTGGGTGTTGGTAATGACGTAATTTTAAGTGAAATTGTAGCTGCTATACAGTCTATAGATGGCATAACAGACATAGTTATAAGTTCTCCCACGTCTAATACTGACATAGCAGATAATGAAGTTCCTAGAATCAATAGTAAAAATATTTATGTGGGGTAATTAATGAGCAAAGAAACTAGAGCAATCGCAGCATATCCGAGTTTGTATAAGCCAACGGTGAATACTAATATCTTGGGACTCATTAAAATGTGGTCTCAAGAAGATGAAAGTATTTGTACTCAGCTAGGAGAGGCCAGAGATCAAATCTTTGTTAATTCTGCTGGAGGAGTATTCTTAGATAATCTTGCCGCAAACGTAGGCGTGTACAGACCTATAATTTTCTCCACTACCGATAGTCAATTCAGAGAACTTATTCCTGTGTTAAGCTATTGGCCCAAACAAGTAAGAAAAACTATATATAAAATATTTGATATATATTGGGGAGAAGAATATAGCAGAGCAACATTAACTTCTCAAAATTATGCTCCTTATGGTTTCGCCGATGGAGATACTTTAATGCTAAAAATAGATGGATCTAGTACAGAAAGTATAATATCTATTCGCGAAAATGATGTAGTGGATATAGCTGCAGTCACCGTTGACGAACTAACAACG